TGCAAGTACACCAGAGTTGGCCTGTTCGTTTAATGCTTCAGTGCTAATATCATTATAAAAATTTAATAAACCCTGAGCTTGTTTAGGTGATAAACCATTTGCATGTGCTGCATCTTTAAATGCTGTATACAACTGTTCATCAACAACTTCACCTTCTTGCAGGTTCATTTGTAGTTCATAACCGTCAGAATTTTCTGGACGACCTAGTTTATTGTAAATGTCGTTCCATTCATCTTCAGTTGTATTGTCTCCTGGCACAACCATTTTATCTTTGCCAATCATTTGTTCAGCATTGATATAACTTTTTGCAAGAGTTGATACATCACTAAATTTTTCTAATGATGTGTTTGATCGTAAATCGTCTGGTAAACTATCCCTCCAGGTTGCTTCTGCTACTGGTTCAGGTATTGCAGTTTGTTCAGACGGTTGGCTTTGTTCTTCGACAGCCGTTACCTGTTCTTCTGCCATTGTGTTCTCCTTATGTTATGATTGATATAATAATAATTGCTAATATTACTGCACTAGCAATCTTGTAGTTGGTCTTAAGGGCAGACCAAATTTCGTATGCTTTGTATAAGTATTTCATATTTTTTTATTCACCATGTTTAAAATAAATAATAACGCAGAACGCTGTCCTTCCATGAATGCACTTTCGTGAGCATCACCTTTAATATTAGTTGTCGTAAATAGGTGACAACGATTTTGTAAGTCTTGCATTACACGCTGACCTTGTTCTGATTTAAAAGTAACTTTATAATCTTGGATTAATTGTTTTACTTTTTCTTGTTGTTGTTGTTCTTGATTTTGCTGTTCATCAGTCACACTGTTCTCCTTATTGTACCGCCTTTACCATAGGAGCTGCTGCTCCTGCTGCTTGTGCTTCTTGCATCAGCTGTTCCTGTTCGGCTTGAGCTTGTTGTTGTTGTTGTCGTTCGTTTCTTACTTGTTGAACCTGGGCATCTGATTTCATAATTTTAGCTGGTAAGCCTAATACTTTTTGTACATACTTAGCTAAACCATCACTGTCTAAATAATCAAGCACTGGAGAGAACTGTGACATAGCTCCAAAAATTTCAACACCTCTCATAACTGAATTAAGATCACCAGTTTTTTGTGCTTTAGCTAATGGACTGACATACTCAATCTCTACAGATTGTTGTGCCAATATCTCAGGTGCTGGTTTAAATACATTTTGTCTTTCTAAAATTTTGAATACTCGTTCAATAAGGGGTTGTAACAGCTCTGACTGTAATCGACCTAAGACTGGTCCAAGCAATCTCATTTTTTCTTCGTTACGCTGCAACACTTCGGTAGCAGTCATGTTGCCACCTTGTGCTGTTAACAATTGATCGACATAAAAAGTTTTTTGTATAGCCAATTGTCTATCTTGGATCATGTTTAACGTTATTGGATTGTTTGCTCCAATGTTCAACGGCTCTATACGATCACGACTACCTGAACGATAGAAATTCATGCCACCAGGTACAGTTCTTACAGGTAACATAAAACCGTCATCTGGGACCATTAATGGTGGATCAATTTGTTTTTGTGCAGCTTTGATAGCAACCTCTGACATTTTGTTTAACATCTTTACATCAGGTAATGCGTTCATAGCAGGTGAACGGCCATACGTTTCAAACGATGCTTTTAAATATCTAGGAACAACATAAGGAAACTCACGGAAGCCTCCCTCACTAATCATCTGTACATCTTCAGGATTTATATAACATGATTTAAACGGCATGTTTTGTGCATCTTGTTTAGATGAATCATAGTTAGTTCTAGGCATTACGACATGCAACAAACGCACATCACCGTAAGGATCATTTTTTAGTTTGGCTGCTATGTTTGCTCCCATAGCTTCTTCACCAAATAAATTTATAGCAGCACGTACAGAGATTTGAAATTCACGGAATACTGTATCAACAATACCTTTTTCGTTTTCTTGTATAAATATTTCTTTGATATGACGTGTATTAAAACGCACCATATTCTTATCATCGGCAGATACAAACATTGCAGATGTTCCAAAAGATATGAGGTCTTGGTATAGCTCTTGTATTTCTTGTTGAAAGTTTGATCTGTTGAATGCGGTGTACATATCTTCGGTTACACCTTCTAACCACTCTTGTGCTTCGTCATCTTCCTGCAACATCGGATCACGATATGCCAACGTAAACCAAGGGGAAGCAGCGTTCGTCAACATACCGTGTAAGCTAGAACTTAATAGTTCAAGTGCGTGGATAGCCGTGCCATCAAAGATGACCTCGTTTCTTTTATCTCCACGAGTTCGTTGCTGTACAATGTCAGCTTTTCTCGGCAACATGTAGTCACCAATTTCTTGCCAGTGGCTTTCCCAGTTTGACCTCAAACTTTTTAGTGAGGAGAAACGGTCAACCAGCATGGCTGCGTTTTTATCTTGCATAAATTAACCTAGTAAAGTTGGTGTGTAGGTTGGTGCTTCTCCACCTAAACCTTGTGCTGATGTAGCAATTAATGGCTTACGCCCTTTTTTCTTGGTTTTTAATCTTTGTAAATCTTGTGCTGTTTCTTGTGTTTCCATTGGTTCTGCTGTCACTGGAACAGGATCAGATACAACAGGATCTGGTGTAGCCACAGGTACAGCTGCTGCAACAGGTGTTGGTTTAGGCGTGCTAACAGGTTCAACCGCAGGTGCTGGTGCAGGAGGAGGGGGAGGCTCTGGTGCTGCTACGCTAGGTGGTCTGAATACCTTTGATACTCTTTTTAATATACTTTTAACTGCTCCCATGTTGTGTCCTCCATAAATAGGGTAGTTTAATCTCACATGAATTTTCTGACGTTTTTTGCCAACCAATTCGTTTGTATAAATTAATTAATTTTTTGTTTATTTGTTCAGCTTTTAAAACATCTGCACCATATTCATAGGCTAAACTATAGAATTTGTTAACAATATGTTTTGTTAACACACGCCCTTGATATTTTTTATCAATACACATGTGTGTTAAATAGTTGTTATCTTCCTCAGCTAATGCATACAACCACACATAGCCAAGAGTTTCATCTTTGTTTATAAATTTAAAAGCAAAAGACCAGTCTAAAATATCTTTGTGTTCATTAAGATAAATAAACTCTTGGTTTTGCAAAAAACTAAGCATGGTTGCAAAGTCTGTTGTTTCCGCTATATCACGCACTGTAATTAATCAGATAATTTTTCTTGTTTACCACCTAATGCACCCAACAATACATTTGTTATTGTTGGTAATTTTCTTATTCTATCTGCTGTCTTTTTTAAATCTCTTTTCATTTCAGGTCTTGTTGCTTGGTATTGCAAAGATTCTTTTATACCCATGCCAGTTGTTTCATTAAAACCTAATTCTCTATTAGCTGTTGCAAGTTTATTAAGTCCTGCACTATCTAAAGAATTACTTTTAGCCTGACCTAACAATGTGTCTCTGTTGTTTTGCATCAACAAGCCAGTTGCTTTGATTGATGCGGCTGTAGGTGTAACTTGTTTATTTTCACCACCTTGTATTCTATTTATAGCAGCAGATTGTAATCGACCTGCTAGACTGCGGTCAAAAGAAGCCTTGTTTACTTTTGCTATGGCTTTTGCAAGCTTAGGTGAATACTTTGTACCTTTTGTGTTTTCCTTATCAGGATCTCTCATTTTACCCATAGCTATGCACTTGCCTTATTATTGTTTGCAAAGTTTCTAGCGGCAGCTACTGATCCAAAACCCCACTTCTTGAGTGCTAAAGCTTTGCGTGTAGGTCTGCCTTTTTCATCTTTCATTGGGCCTTTCATGCCTGCAAAGCGTGCAGCAAAAGATACACGTCTAGGGTTAGTACCTTTGTTGACTGGAGCTTTCACTCCAAAATGTTTTCTGCCAGCTGCGTTAAGACCTCCTGATGGACTCTGATGTTCTTTACGAGCCATTTAACCCATCAAGGTTTTTTTCTTATTTTTTTTTGCAGCTGTGATTACATCACCACGAGTGATCTTTTTCTTATCACCGTACATGCCTGCTAAATTTTTATTTGATTTGTTTTTTGTTTTTTTTCCGTAATGTCCTGGCATAATTTACCCCATTAATGTTTTTGGTTTTTTTGCTGTCTTAGCAGCTTGTTTAAAATTTTTTGCAGTTGGTGATCCAGGTGATCCTACTTTACGCATTTTCTCACCTGAGCCAGCTGCTATACGTTTTCTTTTTGCATGTATGTTTGCATATAGTCCTGGTTTTGCCATAGTGTTATCCTAGTAATGTTGGGTTATAAGTTTCAGCTTCTGTCGTTAAGCCTTGTGGTCCTGTAAGGATTGTTGACTTTCGACCCTTTTTCTTTTTGTCGATTGTCTCAATTGCTTTTTTTTCTGCCTCTGCTTCAATAGCCTGTGTTGGATCAACTGCTGCTATTTCTTCAGTTGTTGGTGTGTTTGCAATCTGTTGTTCAGTTGTGGTATCACTTGGTGGATTATACCGTACAGGTGCAGGAGCTGGCGGTACAGGTGGCATCACAATCTTTGGTTTAAATAGTCTGCTCATAAGTTCTTCCTAATGGATTATAATTATTATCAGCAAATTTTTGAGGAGCTTGCTGATCTCCTTTGAGTTCTTCTAGACCTACCGACAAACAACGTAAGGCATCACAAGCGTGTGATGTGT